AAGTATCTGAGTGATAATAATGTCTGCTGACGTGTCTCCTGAGTTGCTAGCCATCTGCCTGATTGGTTCTCGACAGGCCGCCCTAACCACAGAGGCACCAAGAGCTTGGTCTTGACTATCTGTGGTGACAACTAAAGAATTGCTCGCGCGCAGCAACGATGTGCCGCCGCCTGCAACAATACCTTCATCGAGGGCAGAACGAACCGCTTCAAGCGCATCTTCAATACGGTGCTTGCGCTCGGTCATCTCGACTTCTGTAGAGCCGCCCACACGGATTACGGCAACACCGGATGACAATCTAACAATACGACCCTGGATACGTTCGCACTCATCCATTGATTCAGTTTCTGCAATCTGTGCTTTGAGGCTTTCGATCTTGTTTTCAACTGCTTCAAAGTCACACTCTCCGCCAACAATCGTTGTGAAGTACTTGCTACAGTCGATAGACTTTGCGCTTCCAAGATCGGCCAACGTTACTTCATTTAACTTAGATCCGCTTTCTCTTGTGATAAACTTAGCGCCAGTCGACAAAGCCAAATCATGCAACAAGTCGCGGCGCTCTTCGCCGTAGAGAGGAGCCTTGATAGCAGCAATCTTAAGCGTGCCGCGCATTGCGTTCATAATCATTGCAGCCAAGGCTTGACCTTCAATCTCTTCTGCTACAAATATAAGTGGTCGACTTTCTCTCGCTGCCATTTCCAAAATGGGCATGATTGGTTCGACAGCGGATATCTTATGATCCGTTACCAAGATAAGTGGCTCGTCGTGCGACATAACTGCTCTGCGTTCATCAGTAATGAAGGCACCAGCAGCGTATCCCGACTGAAAGCGAAACCCTTCCGTGATGTCAATAGAAGTCTCAAGCGAACGCGACTCTTCAATAGTGATCGAACCATCTTGACCAACCTTGTCAACTGCCATCGCAATCAACTTGCCGATTGTACTATCGTTATTGGCCGAAATGGTTGCAATGTGCTCAATGTCTTCAATACTGCGGATTGGGTGAGCAAGGTCTTTCAAATTAGCTACGACCTCATCAACTGCTAGCAAAATGCCACGCTGAAGTTCGGTCGGTGAGACGCCTGATGCAATAAACCGTTGCGATTCGCGTAAGATAGCACGAGCCAACACGGTCGCAGTCGTTGTACCATCACCAGCATCAGAGTTAGTTTGCACTGCTGCTTGTTTGATAACTTGCACGGCTGCGTTTTCAATGGGGTCTTCAAGGGCAACAAACTGTGCCACTGTCACTCCGTCCTTTGTGACAAATGGGGTCTTGCCCTTTTCTTGTAGCAGAACATTTCGACCTCTTGGGCCAAGTGTTGAGGCAACATTGTCTGCTAGAATGTTAGCGCCTCTCATAATTTTTTGTTGTAGTGATTGATTGTCGTCGTATTCTCGACTCATTGGTACCTCGTAGTTATATTATATTATAATCACAAATTAGAATTATGTCAAGCTTTTTCTTTGTCATTAGGTTGCTGAATATCTGCTTGAAGAGTTCTTTGAATTTGAATAGAATCTTGGATCGCTTTGTTGCCAGAGTTGATCGCAGCGCTGCGTTTTTCAACTAAGAAATAACGATTAATGTTATCGGAAAGATCTTGAGTGGCAGTGAAAAGCATCATAATCTCTTCATTTAGTTTGTTCATGTGGATTCTCGCGACGTTCAAGATAGCCTCTTCAGTAAACGGAAGCTCACCCAACTCTTGATAATCAACGAAGTCAAATGTGATAAGCTGTGCTGGGCTGATATGCCACTGAGTTCCGCCTGCTTTTTCAGTAAGTAAGTTCCACTCTTCTTCGATAGCCTCAGCCAAGTCTTGCTGTGCCGCAAGTTGTGCCTTCATAGCCTCTTCGGAGTCGGGGTTTTCTTGTGCAGCCTGATCGGTCTGGTTTGCCATCTCCCTCTTTTTTCTGATTCTCTCGGAGTAGCCAGCAGTGTATTGGAGTAGACCATACTTTTCTGGCCAGCTATCTGTCGCCTTTAAGATTGCGATTGATTGTTCTGGAGTCTTGTTGGGCAACTGAAATAGACCTGCGCCCTTGGTCTTGCCGCCGCGAGCAGAGGTAGAGAGTGCGTCAATAAAATTGTTTTGATCAAACCTAAACTTCTCGATTTTGATGCCGCCTGCTTCTGGATCTTTTCTGGCAACGATATAAACCATCTCACCAAACTCGTCAAGACCATCAACCAAGTTGGTATAACTACCTTCGATGTTGGTTGTCTTGTTAAGCAACTTCAAACTGATCGGAACCGCTCTGTCTGTCTCAGAGAAGGCAATCAGATCCTGAATAGGCAAGTTGCCCTTTGCGGAGATCTCGGCTTCCTGCGTACCCTGAAGAAGGGCAGACAACCAGCCTTCGAAGACAAAACCTGCGGAGGAAGCATTGAAACTTTGGATGACAGCCTTAAGCGACTCCAAAATGATGATAGACGAAATAATACGTCGAGGAGAAGTAATCTTACTATCAGGGCTCACAATGCGCTGGAGGAACTGGAGCTTACCCTCAATGGTTCGCCCACCGCCGATTGCATTAAAGAGTTTGGTGATTTGCTGCCTCTCCATCGAGTTGGGATCACCCCAGGACTCTGTGGGGGTGAACTTCGGAAGAGACAAAACAAACTCTCTCGCTTTATCAGCAGCCATCTCTGTGACTACCGACTTAGTCGCAGACCCCATTACTATTTCAAAAACTAAATCCAAAATATTGTCATCAGTTTTCTTTTGTTCTCTCACCTCAATAAACATATCTTTCAAATAATCGCCCATGTAAAAAACCTCATATAATTTCGTCAGCAATCCCTAATTCGACCGCTTCTTCTGCTGATAAATAGACATTAACTTTACGTTCAATCATATTTTTCAGTTTTGTTTTGGTCAAT